TTTGGTAACAATGTTGTTGTTCCACCAAGTCATATGATGATGAGAACCATTGCACTAAGTGATCAAGTATCGTTCCCATGGTTTGCACCAGCAGGTACAAGACGTGGTGGTATTACTAATGCAAGTTCTACAGGTTATATAAGCAATGAAGGCGAATTTGTAAGTATTGCACTAAACGAAGGGCAAAGAGATACACTGTACGCAAATGCAGTTAACCCAATAACATTTATTACAGGTGCAGGACTAGTTGCTTTTGGTCAGAAGACAAGACAACTTGCTGCAAGTTCTTTAGACAGAATCAATGTTGCAAGACTTGTTATCTACCTACGTAGCCAATTAAACACACTTGCTAAGCCTTATTTGTTTGAACCAAACGATAAGATTACAAGAGATGAAATTAAACAAGCTGCAGAAAGTTTATTACTAGAACTAGTTGGACAAAGAGCATTGTATGATTATCTAGTAGTGTGTGATGAATCAAACAATACACCTAGCAGAATTGATAGAAATGAACTACACTTAGACATTGCTATTGAACCTGTTAAGGCTGTTGAGTTTATATACATTCCACTAAGACTTAAAAATACTGGAGAAATAGCAGGACTGTAAGATTGATAAATACTTATAGATTAGGAGCAAATTAAATGGCAATATCAACACTATCAAAAATTACAGTGCCTTTGGCTAGCGGAGATTCTGCAAGCAACCAAGGCCTGTTGATGCCTAAATTACAGTATCGTTTTAGGGTATCACTAGAAAATTTCGGAACATCGACTCCGACAACTGAACTAACAAAACAAGTTATAGATGTAGCTCGTCCAAACGTAAGTTTTGAACAAATGACAATCGACATTTATAACTCAAGAGTTTATCTAGCAGGTAAACATACTTGGGAAGCAATTACTTTAAACCTACGTGAAGATGTAAACAACAACGTACAAAAACTAGTAGGTGAGCAATTACAGAAACAATTTGACTTCTATGAACAGTCAAGTGCAGCATCAGGTCAGGATTACAAATTCACAACACGTATTGAAATCCTAGATGGTGGTAACGGTGCTAACACACCAAATGTGCTTGAAACTTTTGAATTATACGGCTGTTATGTTGAAAGTGCAAACTATAATCAGTTAGCATACTCAAATTCAACAGATCCAGTCAGTGTTACATTAAGCATACGTTATGACAATGCTATCCAATCACCACAAGGTACTGGAATTGGTACAGCAGTTGGTCGTACAGTTAACACTCTCGTTACTGGCGGCGGCGCTTAATATAACAAAGTTCCTAATCTTACAAGGGGTACTTTTTAGTACCCCTTTTTTCTTTTATATACGCAGTTAATTACATTGGATAAATATTAGTATGGGAAAGTTCACAGGATTTTTAGATAATTTAGCAAGTGGTGCTCTAAGTCCAAAAGGTAATCTTGGCGACTTTAGGCATGCCAGCAAAACTTTTGTAACAGACGCTTTTAGACTTGCTCCTAAAGCAAAGTTTTTATATCATGTATTTTTCGAAATAAATGATTTACCTGCAAGTATTTTGCCTGAGTTAAAACAAAGACATACAAGAGAGATTGGATTGCTTGTAAAAGCTGCTGATCTACCAAAGTATACAGCAACAGTTGATACAAAGAAAAAATATAACAGGATTAAAAATGTCCAAACTAGTATTTCATATGACCCTGTAAATATTACATTTCATGATGATAATTTAGGTATTACATCTGCTTTGCTTGAAGCATATTATCGTTACTACTTTGCAGATGGTAACTACGGTTCTCTACCAGAAGCCTATAATAGACAAATAAAACCACCACCTGCACCAGGACAAGAAGGAATACCTGGAGATAATACATATTTAGGATCAGAACTAAACAAATATAGTTACGGATTAGACAATAGAGTAAGTGAACACTTTTTTAAAAGTATTCAAATTAGTCAACTTTCAAGAAAAACATACACTACCTATACGCTGGTAAATCCATTGGTTACAAACTGGGCACACGACAGTGTAGATTCTAGTGATGGCGCAGGTACTATGCAAAATACTATGACAGTAGCATATGAAGCTGTTTGGTATGACAGAGGCAGAGTAGAAGTAGACAGTCCTAAAGGATTTGGAGATCCTTCACACTATGACACAACTCCAAGTCCAGCAAGTTTACTCGGAGGCGGTGCTCTTGGATTAGGAGGAGCAATTGGTACAGGTATTTCATTATACGATTACATCACAGGCGATGGAGGGTTTAAAAGTCCTCTAGAAGCAGGACTAGCGGCAGCTAATCTTATTGCAAACGTAAGAGGATTAAGTTCTGAAGGTATTAGAGAAGAAGGATTTAGTTTACTAAAAGGAGCAATAGGAGCGGCGTCTGGAACAGATGTAAGTGGAATTAGCAATGCATTTTTTCCAAAAAATGGAGGCACTGGTGGAAGCAAAGATCTAATAGCCGGAACAGCAGCTATTGTAGGTTTATCAGCACTTGCAAAAGCGGCAAATAATACAGAGGCAGCGGCAGAAAGCGCAGCTAGAATTGCTAACAATAAAGAATATCAGCGCAACGGCGGAACTGGTGGAGTTAACGGTAATACTGCTAATTACGCAAGTTTACCTGCAAGCGAAAAACAAAGATTAAAAGGTAATGTAACATGAGTAGTCTACCAAACGCACCTAAAACATCAGAAAAACAAACCACAGAATTTTTTGACAAATATTTTACTAAAAAATTAAGTTTCCCTAGCAACGAAGTAGATGCTGTTATTGCATTCTTTAGTAAAAGAGGCTTTGATCAAACTGCTGCTGTAAGTACGGCAACTGTACTATTACAACAGGCTAAGATAGATGGTGTAAATGTTTTTACATTGCTTGATACACTTAAAGGGTTTGGCGAAGTACAACTAAGTGCTGTTGTTACAGAAGTTTTAAACTATAACAGAGATTCAACAAGTACACTAGGGTTTAAAAGAACACAATCTGTTGAAAAACTTGAAAAGCGAAATATAGTGATATGATATGGCTAGATTTGCTCAAGGTAAGTACACTTTAAAAAATCCCCAAAAATACGTAGGAAGAAAAACACCCACCTATAGAAGCAGTTGGGAGTTTGCTTTTATGAGATTTTGTGATGAACACCCAAATGTTGCACAATGGGCTAGTGAAGCTGTAAGGATACCATATAGAAATCCGTTAACGGGTAAAGCTACAATATATGTTCCAGATTTTTTTGTTGCATACGCAGATAGAAACGGTAAAAACAGGGTAGAAGTAATAGAAGTCAAACCACAAAATCAAACTGTAAAAGAAAAACTTGGTCGTAGTAGGCACAATCAAGCTCATTGGGTGTTAAATCAAGCAAAATGGGAAGCAGCAAGAGCTTGGTGCAAGCAACAAGGTATATATTTCCGTGTTGTAAACGAGACAGATATTTTCCACCAAGGTACTCGATAAACTAAATATACTAGTAGATAATGGTGTACCTATGACTAAAAAATTAGAAGAATTATTAAACATGCCAGACTCTAAAGAAATTATAGAAGAGTCTCGTAATGCAGATAAAGCACAACAAGCAGTTGTAGAGCAAGAAGAAACTGCTCGCAGTATACAAGAGCTTGACAAAATTACTGCTGCATTACCACAAGTAAAAGGTTTAGGCGAAATGGCTGACAATGAGCTTAACGAAGTTTCGCAAAAATCCATGCAGGCGTATGAGGATTTAATGGATCTAGGCATGAATGTGGAAAGCCGTTATTCAGGACGTATTTTTGAAGTTGCTGGCAACATGTTAAAAACAAATTTAGATGCAAAAGTAGCAAAACTAGACAAAAAACTTAAGATGGTTGAATTACAACTCAAAAAAGAAAAACAAGACAAAGATGGATCAGCTGATGGAGATATTGTGCAGGGCGAAGGATATGTAATCTCTGATCGTAATAGTTTATTAGAAAAACTAAGAAACTTGGATAAATAACATATATTAGGATAGTATGATGAAAAAATTTGCAGAATATTTAACTGAATCAAAAAAAACTTACAAGTTTAAAGTAAGAGTGGCAGGAGATTTACCCGAAGGCTTTGAAGATAGACTTGAAAGATCAATGACCAAATACGACATTGTTGGTATTAGCTCTGGTAAAAAAACTCCAATTACAGAAAAGCCTTTGGATTTTCCACAGTTAAGCAACTGTGAAGTTACGCATTTTGATGTAGAAGTAAACTATCCTGTAACTGCATTTGTGCTTGAACAGTATTTGGTGAATGAAACTGGAGTAGGACACAGTCACATTATTGTAAGAGGTGAAGGTGATCCTATTGAACAGTATCAAGAAAAATCAGATGAAGAAAAACCATACGAATCACTGCTAAACACAGAAGACATGGGCGGAGAATCTGCTCAAGAACAAGCAGGTGAAACCCGTGTAATGGACTTGCTCAAAGAACTTGAAGTTGCAAGAAAAGAAAGAGCTATCGATCCTGTTGATGGAGTTAAAGCAGGTGACTCCAAAGATATATCACCTGAAGAATATGTAAAAAGCCCGATAGGAAGTTAACCATGAACGATATTAGATCTATTTTAAATTTATTAGAAAGAAAAGCATACAAATTAAGCTCAGACGGTAAAATGAACAATGTCAATGTTGATCGGAGCCAACCAAAAATCCAAATTACAAATAGAGACGGTGAAGTTTTTGATCTTCATGGTGAAAGCGAAGATGTATTAAAAAAATATATTGCTAATAAAAATGGTTGGGAAGTTTTTGAAAAGGGCAAAGGCGAAGCATCTAAAGGTGGCAAAGAAGAACTTGACGCTATAGTAGCGAAATATGCAAAGCCCGGAATGAGTGTAGACGATATAGCAAAAATGGAGCAAGAAGCAGGCAGTAGAACAAATAGTGCTTATGTTTTAGCACATGCTGCTCGTACACTTGGTTTAGATGGATTGTATAGAGCAAATGGTAAAGCATTTTGTTACCTAGAAGGCAAAGAAGTAAAAACAGCAGGCGGCGCTAACAGACAGCAAATGGAAGACCTTGCAGAAGCAGGTTTATTACCACAAAGCAAAATTGATCAAGCAAAAAAAGTTGCTGAAAAATACAAAGAGTCTGATCCAGAAAAGTCTGAACGTTTCCAAAAGGTAGTTGACAAAGCAGAAGGCGAAACTGCTAAAGGTGATGAAGAGCCAAAACTTGGCACTAATCAAAAACTAGAAGATGCTAAAGCAAAATACAAAGAATTTATGGAATTGCTTAACAAAGCAAAAGCAGATCTAAAATCTAAGAAAGAATCATACAGACCTAGATCATATGCAGATCAACTATTGGAGCAATACTATCTCACAGAAGCTCTAACAGACGAAGAAGCAGATAGACTACAACAGCTAGCAGACGAACTAGGCGCTATGCCTGAGTTTGGTGATGATCTAGACGACCAAATTTCTGATGCACTTAACATGCACGGTATGTGGAAAAGAGATTACGAAGCACAATTTAAAGATCAAGGTGATGATGAAAAAGAACCTGCAATGGACTACAGCAGTGATGAAGCAATTAAAAAGGCAATTGATGATGTAGAATCTTGGATTGCTAACGAAATGCCTAAAGAGCTTGAATCAAAGCAAGCCAAAGGTTTGTTAAAAGCAACCAATAGAGGTAAGATCAAATCTGCTTCTGCGGCTGCTATTCAAACAGTGCTGATGAGAATTGGTACTGCTACAAACAATGAAGAATTAAAGAAAATAAAAGCAGATGGATTTTATGGCCCAGCAAGTATTGCAGGTGTAAAACGTGCCCAAGAAATAGCAGGTATTAAAGTAGATGGTGATCCGGGTGCAGATACTGCACGTGAGCTACTAGCATATTCTAAAGATCCACAAAAAGGTATCGACGATGCAATGAAAGATGATTTTGCAAGAATTGAAGAACTAATTGCAAAAGCAAATGAAGGCGGAGAAACTGAAAAACTTGCACAACAAAATCAAAGCGTAGACTTTAGCATGAGAGCAATGCTAGAAACACTTTCTAAATTAAATGAAGCACTTACAGCAGATGAATTCAAAGAGCTAAGAGGATTATTAGACAAGCATAGAGCTAAAATAACAGATCCAGAAACTGGTCAAGCATATCAACAATATGCTGATATTTTCAAAACAGCTGATGCAATCAAATCTCCTGAAGAAACACCAAAAGGGGATGAAGCTCCACCACCGCCTGAAGAAGTAACCAATCACGAAGAATTAGCGGAT